CAGGCGGGCCTGAACGTGGCCGGGCTGTGGGCCGACTTCGTGATCGTGAAAGCGACCGAAGACAATGACTATGTGAACCCGTACATGGTCTCGCAGGCCAACTCCACGCTGGGGGCCTCGAAGCGGCTCGGGTTCTACCACTTCGCCCGCCCTGGGGATGCTGCGGAGCAGGCCCGCTACTTCGTGTCCGCCGTCGGCTCGTTCCGAGGCAAGGCGACTCTCTGGCTCGACTGGGAGGCGAATGCCGTCGAGCAGGGGCCGGGATGGGCGAAGACCTTCCTCGACACGGTGCGCTCCCTGACGGGCTCCACGCCGGGCATCTACATGAACGGCTCGGCCCTGAACGGCTACGACTGGTCCTCGGTCGCCTCCCAGTACCCGCTCTGGTACGCGGGCGGACCCGACTACTCGGACTACGGGTCCTCCTACTCGGACCCCGCCGTACCGAACGTCTCCTACTGGGGCGCTCCGCTCATCCACCAGTACACCGAGGATGGCCGCCTGCCCGGCTACAACGGCACTCTCGACCTGAACAGGCTGCGCGACCGTGCTGCGTGGGATCGGATGAACCGTCTCTGCCTCCGCGTCCGGAGAGGCTCAGCTCGCCGTCGATGGGGAGTACGGGGCCGCCACCGTCGGCCGTCTGAAGTCGGTCATGGGCGCCGTCGGCTACGAGGAGGTCTTCGCCGTTGCCAACCTGCGCCGGTTCCTGAACAAGGCCGTGCCCGCGTCCTCGATCCATCAGCTGACCGGCATGTACCGGCTGCCTGAGGATCGCGGGTGGGACTCAGACATGGTGAAGGTCTTCCAGTACCTCGTGCTGGCCTGGAACAAGCCGGGCGTGCCGGCGGGCTGGTCCTTCGGGGACTGGGTAGACGGGGACTTCGGCGAGGCCACGATCGCGGCGCTCCAGATGGCGCTGAACGCCTCCAAGACCAACAGCTTCCGGCTGTGGTGAGGTCGTGACATCGGTGTGACCTATTGAAGGCTCACAGACTCATAGGGATACACTAAGGGCGGGGACTCAGCCGGGTCCCCGCCCTTGCCTATGGAAGGAGCACATGTGAAGTACGCAACCTCGACGTTCTGGGAGGGTCTCGCCGAGCGAGCCATCTCCACCTTCTCGCAGTCCCTCGTCGGCGCCTTCGGTGTCGGTACCTCGATCTTCGGTCTGGACTGGAAGGGCGCTCTCGGCATCGCCGGGGCCGCCACCATCGCCTCGGTCCTGAAGTCGTTCTCCCTTCCTGAGGAGACCGACCGCGCCGTGGCCGCCTCCGAGCTGGACGCCTACACCCCGCGCCACGCCTCCGGCCAGACTGGTTTGGCGGGCTGAGGTAGCCATGCTCGCCGCAGAGTCGTCCCCGTCACCGATCGTCGCAGTGCTGACCTCGCCGGATGTCATCGCGGCGGGGACGGCCCTGCTGGTCGCACTCATCACCTGGCTGAAGATCACGATCAACCGCCAGCAGGAACGTATAGAGGAGAGGATGACCCGTATGAGCGCCCACGTAGTGAGGGCTGCGAACGCCGCTGAGTCGGCCTCGGAGGGCGTCCACAACAACCACGACTCGAACCTGCGGGACGACCTCGACGCCAAGTTCGGGCAGGTCCTGGACGGCCTGGCTCGTCTGACCTCCTCGGTAGACGACCTGCGGGAGTCGGACCGACAGCATGTCGCCCGCATGGCCCGGATCGAGGACCAGATTGAGGGGGTCCGCAATGACGCCCGCACTGACAGGTCCCACCTGTACACGGAGGTCCAGTCATTGCATGATCGGATTGATAGGGTAAAGACTGATACCAATCCGTTACGGCAGGAGCCCAGATGACCTCCCCCACCGCCACGATCACCGGCCGCGTCGTAGGGCCTGACGGCCTGGGGCGCCTGGGCCGGATCACCTTCACCCCCGCCAGCCTCGGCGCCCCGCTCCCGGCCCGTGACATCGTCGCGGGGCGGGCCTCCTTCCGCATCGACCCTGACGGGTATCTGGTAGGTCAGACAGGCCAGACAGCGACCGTCGCCCCTGGAAACTATGAGATAGATCTCAATATCCCGGGGGACCTCGGCGCCCACATCCGTACCGTCCGAACCATCTCGGACGGTGAGACGCTAAACATCGCGGACCTTCTCACGACCACCCCCGCGCCAATTCCGCCCGGCCCGGCACCGCGGCCCCCTCAGCCCCAACCGCAGCCGCCCAACCCTCCCCAGCCGCCTAGCCCGTCGCCGGTCCCGGACGCGCATGGTGTCCGCAATGCGGGACAGCCGGGTATCCTTGAGGCTATCAATAGGTCTGAAATCATAGACCTAGGCAATGGAGTTCTCACCTGGAGGTAGACGGCTATGGCCGATCTCACGTGGTACAGCCGCGAGGGCGCGGATCAGCGCTTCCTGACGAAGAGTGAGGCCGCCTCCTTGGCCTCGAAGGAGGAGAGCGCTCAGGGCGACGCCGCCCTCGGCAGTCGGATCGACGCCGTCAAGGCCGTAGCCGAGGCGGCCCTCCCCTCGTCCACGGCCTCCTCCACCTACGCCACGAAGGTTGAGGTGGAGGCCGTCAAGCAGTCCATCCCCCAGGTTCCGGCGGCTCCCGACCTATCCGGCTACGCGACCAAGTCGGAGATGCAGGCCGCCGACACCTCGCTGGGTCAGCGCATCGACAGCGTCTCCGGAGTCGCTACCTCCGCGGCCACGAAGGCCGAGCTGGCCGGCTACGCGACGAAGTCCGAGCTGTCCCCCTACGCCACCTCGGCCGCCGTCGCCAGCACCTACGTCACTAAGGAGTCCCTGTCGGGCTACCTGACCGCCTCCGATGCCGAGAGCACCTACGCCACGAAGGCGCAGCTCGCCCAGGCCCAGCTCGGAGGAAACCAGAACGCCCCGGACCTGTCGGGACTGGCCACCAAGGCCGAGATGCGGCAGGCTGACTCAGCCCTCGGAGCCCGCATCGATCAGGTCAAGGCCGCCGCCGACGCCGCGCTGCCGTCAACTACCGCTGCGTCTACCTACGCGACCAAGACGGACGTGGCCTCCGCCGACTCCGCCCTCGAGAAGCGCTTAGACGCCGTCAAGAAGACCGCCGATGCCGCGCTCTCCACTCCGACGGCCGCAGCCCTGTACGCCACGAAGGCGGAGGTCTCAGCCGCCCGCTCAATCGCCGAGGGGGCACTGCCCAAGGCAGAGGCCGCTACCAAGTACGCCGCCAAGTCAGACCTGGCCGCCTACGCCACCTCGACATCGGTCGCCTCGACCTACGCGACCAAGGAGTCCCTGACCTCAGCCACGGCACCAATCGCCGGCCTGTCGTCCAAGGTCTCCTCCCTGGAGACCGCCGTCGGCTCCAAGGCGGACGCCTCTGCCCTGTCCGGGCTGCTGTCGAAGACGGAGGCGGAGTCCGCCTACTCCACCAAGACCCAGGCCGCGGCCATGGGTGACAGCATCCGCAACGCCCGCGCCGTCGCTGACGCCGCCCTCCCCAAGACGGAGGCGGCGTCCACCTACGCGACGAAGGCGGACCTCGCCAAGGTGCAGGCCGGTGGCGGCGGCAAGGCCGACCTCTCCAAGTACCTCACCCGAGACGACGCCTACAACGACTTCGTGCAGAGCAGCTTCCTGGACCGTAAGCTGGAACTGTATGCGACCGTGGAGGGGCTTAACACAACGGCACGGCGCGTTGACGTACTCGGGAAGGTCATCACCCCCTTCAAGCCTGGGGAGCGCTACTACTCGCCCGTGACCTATTTCTGGCCGGACTATTACCAGAAGGCCCCCAACGTCTCGAAATGGGGACAGATTCTCCGGTTCGCCGGCTCGCTGGGCATCGTCATCCTGAACCGCAACAGCGGCAACTGGGACACCTACGACAAGGACTTCGACACCCAGGCGAAGCTGGCCCTGGCCGCCGGCGCCAAGCGTGCCGTGTTCTACGTCAAGACCCAGTACCTCGCCGCGACCCTCCCGCAGGGTGACCCTGGCCGCAACAACGTGCCGAACGTGGACAAGTACACCGAGGACTACATCTTCGGTCAGATCGCCAAGGCCAAGTCGCAGTACGGAGACGTCTGCCAGGGGGTGTTCCTGGACGAGACGATCAACGGCTGGGGAGCCCAGGCTGGCCGGGTGCCCGCCTACAAGCGGCTCATCGACCGCATCCGAACCGCCTACGGCAAGGACTTCCTCATCGTCATCAACTCGGGCTCGAATATCTCCGAGGAGATGTGCAAGCTCGACTTCGACGTCTGCATGATGTTCGAGAAGGACGCGACGGCGTTCCTGGTCGAGGACCCTGGGACCCCGATCCTCCCTGACCACATGAAGGCGTACCCCTCCACCCGCTGGTGGGCCGTCGTCCACGGCGTCACCTCAGAGAACTACAAGAGTGTGTTCGACAAGGCCGACAAGCTCGGCATCGCCCACCTGTACATCACGGACGGGCAGCTGCGCGAGGACCCGCAGCGGGGCGGCCAGTGGGAGCCTGTCGGCAACCCCTACGCCAACCCGCCGTCGGACCACATTCACGAGCTCGTGGTTCCGTGGCTGAAGGGCTACCTGCCGCTGAAGCTCGAGGTGGATGAGCTCAGGACTCGCCCCAAGGTCCTCTCGCTCGGCAAGCGTGAGGCAGTACCGTCAGGCACGCCTGCGGGGACGATCATCGTCAGGAAGGACTCATAGTGGCAGACAGCATCTTCCCACCGCTCGGATCGTGGTGGCGTAGCCGAGGTTCTCAGCAGGGGGCGGGGGCGACCCTCCCCGCGGGGGCCTCCACCACCCCCTACGACGGCTCCGCGATGCCCGTCGGCTCCCGTAAGTTCACCTTCGAGATCGACTACCGGGACACCTCCGAGGCCCGTCTCGACCTGCGCGTGAACTGGTTCAACGACCGCAAGGTCAAGCTCGATGGGCCCTACTCCATCGCCTCCGTCACGCTCCCGGCCAATCAGACGAAGGTGCTGGCCGACGTCGAGCTGCCGGCCAGTACGGCGCCCCGGTGGCTGCCGTCCATCGCCGTCCCGGCCGGGTCGGGGGAGGCCGCGATCTCGTCTCTGAAGGTGTACGAGACGCCGGCCAAGCCCAACCCCGTGACAGTGTGGGACGGCGCCAAGGAGGTGCCGGTCGCGGTGACAGTGTGGGACGGTGCCAAAGAGGTGCCCGCAAGTATCGAGTTTCAGGCGTAAGGAGACGCATGTCGGAAGAGAAGTCGAGCCAGTGCCTGCCGTCGCAGGTGACCATCAACATCGGCACGTCGGGGGTGAAGATCAACGACGACGACGGCCAGCCCTCGGCACCGGCCGTGGACCTGACGAAGTACGTCACCCGCGAGGCCGCCGACTCGCTCTACGCGCCCCGGACTCAGGTGGAGGCCCTGTCGTCCGTCGCCACCGCCGCCCAGGCCGCGGCCGACGGCGCCAAGGCGCTGGCCGGCAAGGCGCTGACGAAGGAGGCCGCTGACGCCACGTACACGCCGAAGACTCAGACGGCGGCCATGGGCGACTCGATTCGAGCCGCCCGGGCAGTGGCGGATGAGGCCAAGGCTGCCGCAGGCGCCGCTCTGACGAAGGCTGCCGCAGACGAGGCATACGCCACTAAGGGTCAGGTGTCCGCCATGGGTGACTCCATCCGCGCCACACGATCGGCCGCCGAGCAGACGAAGGCCGACGGCGAGGCCACGAAGCGCATCGCCGAGCATGCCGAGGAGCTGACGCAGGCCCTCGCCAGGAACCTGGCCGTCTTCCCTCGCGTGCTGCGCCTCGACAAGGATCAGGCCATCCCGGCGGACACTCCGCTCGGCACGGTCATTGTGCGCACGGAGCGGGCCATCTCGCACGCTGACGACCTGTTCCCGCCGATCGGGGAGTGGCCGAAGATCAACGCCGCCGAGACCGGGGATGGTGTACGCCTTGACTTCCAGCACCAGATTCTCTCCACTGGGCTGGAGCAGTTGCGCCCCTCGGCGGGGAAGTGGCACATGACTCTCCGCTATTCTTTCCCGGGCGGTAACTTCGGTGAGGAGACTGGGCAGGCGAACCTGTACACGGTGCGCCGCTTCCAGGAGGAGGGGCACCCGGCCCAGGCTGACCAGGGTGCGCAGATCACCGCCTTGGAGGTTCGCAAGGGTGAGCGTCAGGTGTTGGAGCTTGACATTGAGCCATTGCAGGCGGACCCGAATGTCGGCGACATCTGGGGTGTGTGGCTGGAGGCGCCGATCCCAACGCTCTACGTCCACGACCTCGTGATTCGCAAGGTCGCCTGAGGATAGAACAAGGCCCCCCGCTTGTATCACGTCGATTACAGGCGGGGGCCTTGTGCTATCTCACCAGAGGTGATGCAGCTTCCAGTTCCAGCCACTCAGGGCCTTGCCGAGTGTGGCATCCCAATACCAGCGCATACTCACCTCCTGTCTATGAGTAGAGTTCCCAGGCTGAGGCGTTGCCGCCCCGGGCCTCGAAGGTGAGGATGGCCGGCTTGGTGGAGTCCCCGGAGACGTTCGTCCACCAGTCGGAGCCGCGGTCCGCGCTCGGGCAGGAGATGATCCATCGGGCGTCCCCCGCCTGACTCACGGCGAAGTTGTGCCAGTGGCCGTGGACCAGGATGCGCGCGTCGTAGAGGCCGCTACGGCGGCCGAACGCGAGGTCCCTGAACCAACCCGGCACCCTGGACTGTGAGCCTGCCAGGTGGCCGTGTGTGAAGCCGATGCGGGTGCCGTCGGCCGCGTCCACGGTGACGGCCTCCTCCCACTTCTCGGGGCGGAAGAACTTCACATGTTCGAAGCCCTGCCGGTCCTCGACGACATCCTCGATGTTCTTCGAGATCATGATGCCGAAGTCGTCATCGGGCGCGTTGGCGCGGCTGTTCTTGCCGGGGCCGGTGCGGACGGCGCAGTGGTTGGACGGTACGGCCACATAGTAGAGCGACGAGCACCGCGGGGCGAAGGTCTTCAGAGCCTCGGCGTAGAGGCGCTGCACGGTGCGAATCTGGTCGGTGAGGCTGAGGTCGTTTGTCTGGGCCTGGCTGGCTACGTTCCAGAACCCCTCGGTCGAGTCACCGACGTCGGCGAGGATGATGCGTTCGTACCCGCCTACGTTCTCGATGTCGTGGGCGATGTCTGCGACCGCCCGGCGCACGAGTCGCACCGTGTCCTCAGTGCCGCCCCCACTTTGGGCCTTGCCCACCTGAAAATCCGCCATGCAGACAATTAAGGTCTCTCCCTTGTCGAGGAGCCGGGCTGGCCTAGGCAGCAGGGGCTCCCGGAACACGGGCTCCAGGTCCTCGTAGGATAGGCGCTTGGCCTCCTCCATCTCAAGGTAGCCGGGGCGGTACTCGATCTTCTCGTAGGAGCCGTCGGCTAGTCGGACCGTCTTGCCGCGCTTCGTGATGGCGCCTACGGGGAGGTCGAAGAACTCGTCGCGGCTGAGCTCGTCCTGGCTCTTGCGCTTCAAGGCACGCCGATGGCGGCGCACGGTCGCCTCGGAGGTGTTGAACTCCTCGGCCAGGTCGATGTTTGTCTTGCGCTCGCGCTCTGGGAGCGAGTCATTGGCGATGATCGCCTCGTCCAGCGGGCTCATGGGTCTCCTATCTAGGTATTTGCTGGGACTGCTGGGGACAGTTTATCCCTGTCCCCAGCCTTTTCCACAAATC